ACCGGTGATAGTACTGATGGCTATGCTGGTTGTCCTGGGATTGGTCCCAAGCGTGCTGGCCTTATTCTGGACAAGTGCAACGGCTCCTATTGGGAAGCTGTTGTCCAAGCATTCAAAGACGCAAAATTAACTGAAGAAGATGCTGTTAGGAACTTCAACCTAGCTCGCATCCTGCAGGTAGATAATTGGGACAAAGACAACCAACAACCTATTCTCAAATGATCCTGATTCTCTACCCCACCATTCTTCTCGTCTTAGTGGGCTGGCTCTATGCAGAGCTAGACCCATGGTTCAAAGAGCTGTGCTGCATTCTTCTAGCTGCAGTCAGACTGGAGCTGATCAAGATCCCAATGCTAATTAAATTAGAATGGGATGTGTTCTGGATGAAGCGTAACACCCATAAGTATCTTAAAATGGCAAAACAAATCCGCAAAGACCTCGATGAATCTGACCAAGAAGGAGCTTGAGTACATCAAGAGCGTACTAACAGCCAAACGCGCCTACCGCTACACCAGCATTCCCTGTCTCGCCACTGTGTGGGAGCCTTGGATGGAAACCTTTCTACAGAAGATCACCGATGAGCTCGAAGTATGACCCCGACCACTACCAACTAGGTCGAATCCAGGTGTGGGACTTCATTGTCGATCAAGACATGGACTTCCTCTCTGGCAACATCATCAAGTACCTGTGTCGTGCAGGTAACAAGCCTCATGAATCAAAGTTGGATGACCTGCTCAAGGCTAAGGTCTATCTGAACAAACTTATCCACACCGTATCCAATGTCGAATCACCCCGACTTGATGGGCCAAGCCCTGAAGTTCCGTCAAGTGATGGAGCAACCATGTGCATCGAAGGATGCCAGTGTCCTTGCCATGCAGAGGAGGCTGATATCTGAGGAGTACGCCGAATGGGAGTACGCTTTAGATGAGGAGACAGAGGATGCCCAGCTGAAAGAGCTGTCTGATCTTGTCTATGTTTGCTTCCAATATGCCGCTGCAAGGGGCTGGGAGCTGGATGAAGCCCTGGACAGGGTGTTCCTATCCAATATGTCCAAACTCGTCGATGGGAAGCCTCTCAGGCGTGAAGACGGGAAGGTCCTCAAAGGGCCAAACTACAAACCACCTTATCTCCAAGACCTACTCAATGACTGAGAAGCAGATTATCGCACGCACTGGTCGAGTTCAAAACTGGCTCGATAACCCTGAATCACGTTTACCTGTATCCTGCACTGTCTTCGTAGTTGAAGACTCAATGGAAGGCCCCAATGGAATTGAAGCTTCTTGGCGATTCGTGTCCCATGCTCTCCGCTACGGAGCGGGCTGCGCTGTCCACCTATCTAAACTCCGTCCCCGAGGAGAAGAGAATGGCAAAGGCCTTGTGGCTAGTGGCCCAGTTTCCTTCGCTAAGATCTACTCCACCCTCAATGAAATTCTCCGCCGCGGTGGCGTTTACAAGAATGGAGCAGTGGTTGCTCACCTAGACCTCAACCATCCTGACGCCCGCGAATTTGTTACCGCACCCCGCCATGAACTTCCCTGGATTAAAAAGTGTCTGGACATCACTGAAGAGTGGTGGAATGAAACGCCCGAAGATTTCAAGCAAGAAATTTTTAAGGGCATTCAAGCCGGAGACATCTGGCTCAATAAAGTTAAGTACGATCTCAGTGGTGAGAGAATCTACGGGAATGTGTGCCTTGAAATTTACCTGCGGTCACGAGGCACTTGCTTACTCCAGCATATCAATCTTGGTGCCTGCGAAGTCGATGACCTCGTGCCCGCTTTCCATAGAGGTATGTCCGAGCTGTGCGAGCTCCATAGCAAGACAGGCGTCTCGGACTCCGGTGAGTACCTCGATCACGAAGAGGACCGCCAAGTGGGCCTCGGACTTCTGGGTCTGGCTAACTTCCTGAGCTACCATGGTGTATCCTATGCGGCATTCGGTGAAGCCCTCAGAGAAGTCAATCTTGGTAATGACGAACTGGAACAGACACCTGCTGTGTGTCTTGCTCGGGAGTTTGTCTGTGCCGTTGCTGGTGCTGCTTCCGTTGCTCGTTATCACAAGATGGATCGGGCCTTTACTATCGCCCCCACCGCCAGCTGCTCCTACCGCTACACAGATCTCAGTGGCAACACCACCTGCCCAGAGATCGCCCCACCCATCGCCCGAGAGGTTGATAGAGACTCTGGCACGTTCGGAGTCGAAAGCTTCTCCTATGGTGATGTTGAGATCGCGTCAGAAGTAGGCTGGGACGCCTACAAACTGGTTGCTGATGAGATCGTACGGACCTTCCACCTTACTGGTCTCTTCCATGGCTACAGCTTCAACTCCTGGAGCGACGTAGTTACCTATGACGAAGCCTTCATCCAAGACTGGCTTCTCAGCCCCCAAACCTCCCTCTACTACGCCTTGCAGGTCATGCCCGACACCCTCCGAAAGGATGATGCGGCAGCGGTCATCGAAGACGAAGACTACCGTAATATATTTGGTCTAGAGGAGGATGCTTTCTGTTCATCCTGCGCTGAATGATGTCTGCCTACTCTAAAGTTGTTTCCCGTAAAAGAACCTGGACACCTGTTGCTGTAGACAAGGGTCTTGTTAAAGAGGGCTCGGAGGATTCACTCTTCCGGGCTCTCGCCCTCCGTACCCTGGAGCTCCCCGTAAAGGAGATGCTTGCCCAGGGGTTGGAGAGAGATCTCCCTGATGACCCAGGCGTGATCCCTGCACTACAATCGAATATGAAAGATGAAGACAAGCATGATCTTGCTCTTAACTACATCTGCGCTGTGCATGGGACTGATGCACGGGCCGAAGCTGAGGCAGCAAGAATCCGTGAGGCTTGGCTACGCGCTCCGGAGCATCCGATCCTCAAAACGGCTATCCTTGAAAGGAGTGTCTTCTTTGTCCTCTTACCATTCTTCCGCTTCAACGGAGACATTGGTATCAGGACCGTGGCTTCCGACATCAGCCGTGATGAGCAGACCCATGTTGCCATCCACGGTATGGTCGCTCACGACCTCGGCTATAAGTCCACCCCCAACCTTGATAAGTTACGCCGGGCCACTGTTGCTTGGGTGATGGATGGTTTGGGATCCTCTGAAGATCGCTATTTGGATAAGGACTTCTGGATCAAACAGTCCGACAGCCTCTACCGCAACGGTAAGGCCGAGGGATTGGCTGAGACACAGCGGGCCCGTATGCCTGCATTCTTCGAGGCTAGTAATGTCAACCTACCGCAATATGGATAGAGAACTTTCACCCCAAGATGTTTTTGGTGGGGGCACCTACCTAGAACAACTGACCCGAGAGTTAGAGTCTATGTATCCACTACATAACCCATCACCCAAGGATGACGATCGGACGATCATGTATCGTGCTGGTCAGCGTTCTGTGGTTGAGAACATCAAAGCAAAACTAGAAAATGTGTAGCTCTCCATCAGCTCCATCTATTCCAGACCCTAAGCCACTGCCCGCGCCGAAGCCCCTGCCCACTCCACAGCAGCCTAAGCCTGCTCCTACAGTGGCTCCCCCTGCTCCGCTGCCTGCATCCCCCTCAGCTCCCCTGCCTAAGCAGGTAACCCCCGCTCCCACTGCCCCTCCCCCGACCTTGGTCACAGGAGCAGATGATGTGGAGCCTGTGGTGAAGAAACGTAAAAGCAAGCGCCAGCAGGTACAGCAAGCAAGTGGTGGTACATCCGCCCTCCGTATCCCCCTCAATGTAGGTTCTGAGCCTGCTGCAGGTAAGGGAGGAACTGGTCTTAACATCCCAAGCAACTAATTATGAAACCATCAGCTGAAGCAAGGTACATGACCTTGACAGCGGATAGGGAACAATTTCTAACACAGGCCCGGTACTCCGCAGCCCTGACCCTCCCCTACTTGATGCCTGATGAAGGGCACTCACAGGGTGGTCCTCTGCGGAGCCCCTGGCAGTCTGTGGGTAGTAAAGGCGTAAACGTGCTGGCATCTAAGATGATGCTCAGCCTGTTTCCCGTCAACACTACCTTCTTTAAGCTGCAGATCAATGACGCCGAGCTGGCAGGTATGCCAAACCTGAGCAGTGAAGTTCGGTCAGAGATAGATCTCTCCCTTGCAAAGATGGAGAGGATCGTCATGCAACATATTGCAGAAACGTCAGATCGAGTCCAGCTACATGCTGCTATGAAGCACCTGGTGGTGACAGGCAACTGTGTCATCTACCAGGGAAAGAAGAACCTTAAACTGTTCCCCCTAGACCGCTATGTCATCGCCAGAGATGGGGATGATAATGTCGTTGAGATCGTAACTAAAGAGATCGTAGATCGTTCTCTGCTCCCTAAGGAGTTCCAGAAGCCATTCCCCACCCACGACTCCAATGCTGTCGGTGAGGATGGTCCTAAGATTGGTGTGGCCACTGTTGAAGGCGATAAGGGTCAGCATGATGATGCCATCGTCTACACACATGTGGTTATGGAGGATGGTCAACACAAGTGGCACCAAGAGTGCGAAGGTAAGATCATCGCCAACACTAAGTCCACAGCCCCAGTTAAGACATCCCCTTGGATGCCCCTCCGTTTCAATGTTGTAGACGGGGAGAGCTATGGCCGTGGTCGAGTGGAGGAGTTCATTGGGGACCTGAATAGCCTAGAGATGCTGATGAAGGCACTCGTAGAGGGCAGCGCTGCTGCTGCTAAGGTTATCTTCCTGGTATCCCCCTCAGCCACCACCAAGCCCCAGTCCCTGGCTACCGCCTCAAACGGTGCCATCATCCAAGGACGTCCTGATGATGTAGGTGTGGTGCAGGTGGGTAAGACCGCCGATTTCTCTACAGTCCAGACAATGATCAGTGATCTCACTCGTCGTCTGTCTGATGCCTTCCTGGTGCTGCAGGTCCGCGATAGCGACCGCACAACCGCCAGCGAAGTCATGGCCGTCCAGCAGGAGCTCAATGAGCAGCTGGGTGGTATCTACAGCAACCTGACTACAGAGCTGCTGCATCCCTACCTCCGTCGTAAGCTTTATAACCTCAGCCGTGGTAAGAAACTTCCAGCCCTTCCCAAGGGTCTGGTTATGCCTACTGTTGTGGCTGGTCTGAATGGTATTGGCCGTGGTCAAGATCGTCAGTCCCTGATGGAGTTTGTTGGTATTATTTCTCAATCCATGGGCCCAGAGATTATGGCCCAATATCTTAACCCTGATGAGTACATCAAACGTCTAGCCGCCGCCTCTGGCATTGAGGCGCTAGGCCTGGTGAAGGGTGAGGAACAGATGGCACAAGAGAAGCAGCAAGCCCAACAACAAGCCATGACACAGCAACTCATGGGACAGGCCGGTTCCCTGGCTAAGAGCCCAGTGGGTGAGCAACTAACTGAACAGATGCTAAATGGACAACAACAACAAGGACAAGCCCCAGCAGCAGAAACGCCGCCGGGCCCGGAAGCCGGACGGTAAATTCCAAGGCGACAATCCAGCAACCCCAGACCTTAATGAGGCCTGGGAGCCTATAGATGTAGCTGAGATTGTCACAGAGAAGGAAGTCAAGCATACCGTCAAACAGAAGGTTACTGGCACCTCCGAAGCCTCCGCTGGTAAATACTCCAAGAAGCAGAAGGTGCGTCCCACCTTCGGCAATGTCACTACCACCTATCACTAATCTATGACCACCACCACATTCGATCCCAGCGAGGGAGCCTCCGCAGATCAGATGGCCCGTGAGGCTGATGCTCTTGCCCAAGGAGAGAAACTCGTACAAGCCGCAGAGGAGGATCGAGTCCGCCAGTTTGAACAGATCGAAGCCGAGGGGGAGGACGTCTCCCTCATCGGTGGGAAGTTCAAATCTCAAGAAGACCTTCTGAAGGCCTATGAGGAGCTTCAGAAGAAGTTAGGCAGCAACACTCCTGAAGAGGAGGAAGAGCCGTCTGAGGAGCAGCCAGGGGCCTCTGAGGAGGTTACTGAAGAAGCTCCTGAGGAAGTTGAAGTCACTGAGACCGTCAACTACATGAACGAGCTCAGCCGTGAATACGAGGAGAAGGGCGAGCTCTCTGAGGAGGCCATTGAGCGCCTCAGCAGCCTGGATCCTAAAGATCTGATCAAGTCCTACCTGGCCTACCAACAACAGGCCACACAGGCCCAGCTACAGCAGTCTGAGGTGAATGCCATCATGGACTCTGTGGGTGGTGCTGATGCTTATGGTGAGATCACCTCCTGGGCTGCTAGCAACCTTCCTGCTGAGGAGGTGGCTCAGTTCAACGCTGTTACCAATTCAGGTAACGCTGCTGCTATCCGCTTTGCAGTGGAGGCATTGAACAACCGTTACCGTCAGGCAGAGGGCTACGAAGCTCCCCTGGTGACTGGCCGTAAGGCAGCACCTAAAGCCAAGGGCTACCGCTCACAAGCTGAGTTGGCCCGCGACATTGCTGATCCTCGATACAGTAGTGATCCAGCATTCCGCATGGATGTGGAAGAGAAACTTGCACGATCCGGCAACCTGCTGTAGTGTATGGACACGGGGGCATGGTCCCTCTACCCCGTAAAAGCGATTGGACCCACCGCCAGTAGAGAGAATCAATCCCGGGCCGCTCCCGGGTACTGGCCTTGCCCCGTCAGAGGCTTTGTATCTGGCACTCATGAGTTAAACAACCTAGGCAAAGAAAACAAAGATACGAGTAAGGTGTGGGCCGGGTTCGCTCGATAACCCCATACGAAAGGATCGCCGTTTGAAAGCCAAACCTTTTCCAACTTTCAACTGATCTAACTCTTTAACAATGACCAACATTAACACTGGCTGGGTAGGCCCTAACGTAGCAGACGGCGGACGTACAGCTGCCCAAGACTACGACACTCGTTACGCAACAGCTCTGAAGCTGTTCAGCGGTGAGGTCTACAACGCCTTCAACGATGCCACGATCTTCAAGGGTCTGGTTCGTAACTATGCTCTCCGTGGTGGTAAGAGCAAGCAGTTCCTCTTCACTGGTAAGCTGGCTGCTGGGTACCACACCCCTGGCACCCCCATCCTGGGCGATGACGGTCTGAAGAGCAATGAGAAGACCATCGTGATGGA